GGAGCAGGTTTTGTTATCGTTGTTGATTCTGACATTAAACTCTAGCCTCCAAGTTATTCATTAAATCATACATTCTTTTTGCCCCTTTGTTAACACTTCCTCCACCGGCAGCTCTTACTGCATCAGCGGTCATGACAAATTCATTCTTAGATAATCTAGCTGGAACATCGTCGGCTTTTTCTTTTGCACCAATGGGTACAAAACCACCACCTCGTAAATCCATTTCAGTAGGTGTGCCTCCCATTTTTAAATTCATGATACCACCTTCAGCATACTTACCACTTCTTAAATCAGCGTTTGACATAGGGCTTAATAAATATTCAGATAAGGACATAAGCTCATCTCTCTTTAAATCAAAATAATTTTCTCTTTTTTGTTGTTCAGTAGAAGAGGAACCTCCACCTTCTGCATACCCAATACGTCCACCTTCAGCCCTAGCTTCATCAACACGAACACCGCTAGGAGTCCTTCTTGTTTTTAAAAGACGTTGCATAGTTTCATCCATATAACCCATGTCATCCATTGGTGGTAAAACATCAAAGTCTTTTAATTGTTTGAGAATTTCTTGTCCTGGAGTTTGATTTTCACCGTCTTCTTTAGGTTTAGAAAATATTTTATAAGGATTTTTGTATGAAATATTTACAGAGTCTAAAATTTTATCTAAAGCTTTTTTTCTCTCTTTTTCAGAGAGGTTGTTTAAAAATTCCATTAGTGGGTTACTACCATCTTTAAATCCAATACGTCCACCATTTGCTTCTTTAACACGACCCTCTTTTCGTGGTTCCATAATTTGATTAATCATCTTATCACTCACAGAACCTTCGGGTGGGTTTTCCATCTCCATACCAATACGTTCTTTAAACTCTTCTAATTCTTGCATGGCTTGTTTAGTAGCCATTTCATCAGCCTCTTGCATTTGTTTCATTGAATAAACACCGGTTCCCGCTTCAGAATCAAACATGTTGTTAAATATTTCTTTTTTACGTTCTTCAAACATTTTGTTTAAAACTTCTTCGCTAGGCTCAGCGCCTAATAACTTGGCGATAAATGATTTAACAGGACCACCACCTATTCTATAACCAACACGACCACCTTTTTGATAACCTTCTTCTTTTAATGCTTCGTCTATTTCAGCATCACTAAAGCCTGCCATTCCCATGTATTGTCTAATATAATCTATTCTTTCTTGTCTATCTGCAGCGGCGTCGGCCTCTTTACCGGCTATTTCTTCCTCATATTTTCTTTTAGCTTCTTCTGCTGCGTCGTACGCGGATATTGTTCCACCTGCTGTTGCAGCGGTGCCCGCACTTTTTGCAAGACTACCTAAAACTTCATCTTCAGGTATTCCGGAAGCTAATTGAAATTTTCCACCTTCACTTATTTCTGTTGGCGCCAATAGTGTTCCTGCATCAGTAAAAGCTGTTTTTGCCTTTTCACCTAATTCTTTTCCAAAAAATTTACCTGTTTCTCCAGCTCCTTTAAAATATTGTCCACCACCGCCCATTAAAGCAGCTATGCCCGCTGTCCTTGGATCAACTTTACCTTTAGTTAATAAATCAACACCAGCAGAAGTTAATCCAGAAGCTAAACCCTGTCTAAGAGCTAATGCTCCTATTCCAGTTCCAAAACTAGGCAAAAGAGAACCAACAAGAGGTCCACCAAACATAGAAGCAGCAATAGGTAAAATAGGTTGTATTTCTTTTGGTATGACTCTTTTGATAGCTTTACTTATTGATCCCATAATGTTCCTTTGTATATCTAGTTACAATTCTTGTGATAACTCCATCATCATTTACACGTAGCCATTTTACAGGTTTATTATAACCTAATAGATTAGTAAAGTATTCTTTAGTCTCTTTCATAATATCTTTAACACTACCTAAACAAATAGTATCAATGTGCCAAGGGATATCTCCACTGTTATAGTCTTCGGGGTTTAATTCTGCGGTTGTCATAAATCTTTTCTCTGCATCCTTGTTTAAAAATGCCCAATTCGTAAAAGCAAAGGGTAAACCATCTTTATAGTGAATCTTATATTGATTCAGATCTACGGACGGGGCGATGTGTTCTAGCACGTCCTCGAACGTGTGATCTTTATAGCGAGGAAACGACTTATAAAGTCCGAAAGCTACGGTAATATCGTATAATTTACCAGTATCTATCATAAATACATTACTTTTTTTTGACTCAAAAATCAACTGTTCATCCTATGATTGAGATGAAACATCTGGTAATTTAGCCACTTTTATATTGACACTTCTAGATATATCTTCTTGTTTTGTGTCAGTGCTTGGATTATTGACATCGTCCTCGGCTTCTTTGTCAGACTTATATTCGACGTTTGTTTTAAGATTTTTGACTGTTACTTCAGTCTCTATTTCAACGTCTTTTATAACTGTACCATTGACTATCGCGTCAGTTTTGCCTTTTTCTACAAAAGATACCATTTTTACCTCCTTAATCTCTGCTTATTTCTAGTATAGAAACAACTACATGTAATCTATTGGCAGTTGCAGCTTGTGCCTTTAATACTTCACTTTCAAGAAGAACCAAAGGTTGTGTTAATAATTCGTTTGTTGCTTTTGCAGATATAGCTTTTTCTTTGAATAAACTAAACACGGCGTCCGCAGCGTCTGTAATTGTTAAAGTAATAGTATCTGCATTGTTACTATCTTCGGAAACTAAAATAGATTTTATAATAGCTCTTGATCCACTAGGAGCTGTATAGACAACAGTGTTGTTTGTAGTTGTTAAATCTATCTTTGCGTTTTTATATATATTAGCCACTAATAAACCAAGAAAATCTTTCTTGCTCCTGTTTCAATTCATCTAAAAACGTAGAATTCAATTGTTCTATAATAGTTGTTATAGATCTATTTATCTGTTTTTGATTAGATGTATCATATTCTTCTTTTGGTTCTGGTATTCTAACATTTATTTTTGCCATTATCTGCCTCCATCTGCTTGCACGTCTAAACTAAAAGTTCCAAATCTCCAACTTTGATCTATATCATCGTTTTCTATTTTAATATTGACATATCTACCACGAGCCCTTGTATCTTTTTTAGTTGTTTCAGATGTAATAGAGAAAGGACTTAGCCCGGTAGATGAATCTTCTTGTGACGGAAAACGTTTCACGGCCAACGTTACTTTAGCTGTGCCTTGTAAAACTTTAAAATCAGGTACAAATCTACGAACAGATAAAAACCTATCACCTTCTGTGCCTTGTCCTTCTAAGTCAAAGTCATAAGATTGTACAAAAGAACTAATCGCGGTGCTCGATCCGTCTGTGTTAATTTGGTTATTACCAACTTCGTGTTCAAAATAAATAGTAGCTCCTAATCCTGTGACTCCTTGTATTGTTGGAAAAGTTCCGGTATCAGTAGAACCATAAGAAGTTGCGTAAGGCTTTGGATATAATTTAGCATCCATCCAAGAAGTACGTCCCTCTGTGCTTGTATACCAAATACCTCCAGGAACTTGTGAACCCATAGATTCTAAATAATTATATGCAACTAATTTATTGTTAAAACTTTGACCTGATGCAGGATACCACCAAATAATTTCTGTAAAAAGGTTATTAACACCGGCTGTAATTTGTTGTCCTTTGGTTAAGTCAATATCATCATAGACAAAGTCTTCAACAGAACAAGGTAGTGACTTAACTGTACCATCGAACAAGAAAAAACCATTATTACTCATCCAGTAAGCAACACCATCTACTTCAACAGCCGCATTCTTACCTATCAAACCACAGTTTGTACCCACTTGCTCAAAACCAAAGGTAAAAGGTGCACCAATAAATTTCATGGTATACAAAGCTGTATCAGTCCATATTAAAATTGTTTCTTTTGCTTTGAGAGCTCCAACTATTTTAGTTCCGTCTTGTAGTCTTTGTGTACCTGCTGCATTAATTGCTGAAGGTATAAAAGTATTAATATCTTCTTGATCACCAAATCTAATAAACATGTCATCCTGTGTGCTAGTTGTTCCTATCGTTGTTTCTGTTCCAAAGTGAATTAAGTGTCTTGTGGTAGGTGATATTAAAGTAGCTCTAGAAGCTGTCGGATTATTAGAAGTAGAAAAACTAGAAGTGCTTGTTGACGCTCTGTTTGCAGTCGGTGTTGTTGCTCCGGCGTTCCATGTAAAAGTTTTACCATTTGCGATTGTTGCAACTAATACTTGACCAAAGTTGTCTAAGGACCATAAACCTGGTTCTAATTCTACTTGATCAGCTTTGACAGCCACACCCCATCCACCAAAATCTGTTGCGTTAGTAGCTGTAGCACCATCACTATGTGTTGCTGCGGTGCTCCCAGAAGCTCCTCTTGTACACCCTGTTAAATCATTTGTAGATTTACCGGTGTATGTAATAAGTTCTGAATCTACCAAAATTGTACCTGAACTAGGAAAAGCAGAAGCACTTGTTAATGTGATTGTTGTTTCCGATGCATCTAAGGCTTCGTTAACTGTTGTTGCTGTAGCAGGATCAATCGTGCCGCCCCAATTACCAACACCCCACCCATAACCATAGGTTTGTTCTCTTGGACCAACAGGTTCATAAAACTTACAAGTTATAGAACCACCTGTAGAAACTGTAGCTGTAGCAGCCGCAGTTGATGTAATTGTAAAAGTTGTCGTACTAGGAACTGTTATTACTTGAAACTTAACATCTTCAAAGTTAGAGGCACTAAGACCTGTGCCGCTAGGTAAAGTGACACTATCTAATTGAACTATATCCCCAGCGTTTGCTCCATGAGCAGAACTTGTGGTGATAGTAACAGAAGTTGATTCATCTGTTGTAGCCATTGTTGAAGAAGTGAAAGAACTTTTTATTGGTGTTATATCAAAAAGTTGACCTTCAAAGTACAATAAAAGAAACTTATCCGTTCCGAGGGCCACGTATCTGTTGCCATCTAAATCTGTAAAGGGGTGCTGTGATCTAACAACACCAACTATTTTATCTGGTAAAAGAGATGACCACCCTCCAACTTTTTCAGGTAGACCATAACGAAAACGTACATTGTTAGAATCAACGAAGCGACGTTCTGCACCTTTGGTGGTGTCTTGTTTGTCTATTCCTGGTAGAAAGTCTAAGGTAATGAGACCCATTTACTCTCCTTAAATTTTATCTTTGTACGCCCAACCACGAGTCGAGTTTAAGAAAACTAATGTAAAAGCAGTCCCGTTTACTGACACAACCAAGTTGGACGCAGAACTTAATATATTAGAACCATTTCTTGCAATCGTTAGGTTGTTCGAACCAAAAGATGCTTTTGCATCTATAAAAGTAACTTCATTACCTACACTAGGAGATGCTGGTAGTGTTACTTGTCTAGCCGCGGCACTCGTATCTATAATCAATTGATCATTATTAACGGCTGTGTAATTTCTATCTATAGAGTGATAACCTTTTTCAACAGATAGTTGAACTATGTTTGTGCCATCAGAATAAACAACCATCTTTGAAGCCACCGGCATTGTCACTCCAGTGCCTGATGCTGTTTTAAAAGTTAAGGTGTAATCACTTGTACTTCTCGATGTGCCGTCCTCTATCAAATACATTTTTTCTATAGAGTCGGGGACAGTGACAGTTCTATTAGCTGCTAAAGTACCTGTAAATTTTATAATCATATTTCGTCCATTGGACGAAGAGCCGTTATCAATTGTTAAGGTTTGATCTGAAGATGCCACATTCAAAGATAAGTAGCCACCTACGGCTTCTTCTACTAATTGTAGATTGGTATTAGTTGTAGCTCCCCATAAACCTGCTTTTTCACCTGTGGTGATTAATTCAAATTTTTGTGATGTTGAAAATGTTGATGCCATAGTGTCTCCAAATTTATATTATGTTTCTACGTTTGTCCATGTTTGACTTGCATTTACGTCAATATCGTTCCAAGTAACAACACCTGGCCCGTTGACAGAAGATGTCAATAGGTTAGTGCCTGGAACCACCACCGCTTTCGCTACAATGGTCACAGAGCCCACTGCCACAGTCCCTGCTAAATTAGTAGTAACAGCCACGTCCGCGGCTGCTTTTGGTGTCATAGAACCAAGGCTCGATGTGACTGCGTTGCCACTGACAGTGACATTAGCTGCCCCTATAAAGGTCAGATCACCAATAGAAATGTTGTTTACATTAGTTCCTAAAGTAACATCAGCGTTCGCTTCAATCGCTGAAATATTACCTAAGCTTATTGTGGCTTGAATACCCTCTAGATTTACTGGTTGATGAGTAGATTCACCAAAAGCAAATTCAGCAAAAGAGGATATGCCGAACATTTATTAACTACTCTTATCTGCTATTAACTTATTTTTCCAAGCTGTTTTGATTGAATCAGTCCACACAGCGTTTGCTACTGCCTGTACTTCTGCGTCTTCACCTGAAATATTAGTTGCAACCAAATTATCACTAGCGTCTAAAGTTCCAGGATGTAATACGTGTCTGTGTCTGCTTCTACTAATCTCTACGCTATCTTCTTTGATAACAGTATCAGTAGCAACTTGAACAGCTTTGTATTCTCCTACGACCTCTGTCTTAACTATTTCTGTTTCTTTTGTTATTGCCATTTTTTACTCCTAACTATCTGTTGTGTATTTTGCTGAAAACATAATGTAAGTATCACTTCTAATGTCATCTATTTGAACATGAGTTCTTGCTTCATCTATAGCATCATTCATTTCAGCGATAGCAACATATGTTGCATTGTTTTCTACATAAGGTGTTACTTCATTTTGATATGATGCTTGTATTCTCATTCTATCAAATATCATTGAACCTGTTCCTCTATTGTTTGAAGTAAATGGTAGCCCTCTAATATTAGCATTACCTCCACCTCCACTTATGGAATTTAGATAAACAATTACATCTATAAAAACTGTATTACCGATTTTTGTATATTTGCCTGATTGTGTAGCATACCCCACAGTAGGGTCAGAGCTAGCACCACCTAAAGTAGGGGTAAAAGTTCCCTCTTCATAATCATTAAGTAAATTAGCTGCAGTAGCAGATGTAACACCTAAATGTATTCCAGTACCCGCTCTTACAAAAGTTAAATCTCCATCTGTTTCTAATTGTAAGGATTCAGTATTATTTACAAAAAATTCAATAGGTTGATTTTCTCTTTGATTTAAAATAACTTTTCCAGTTGAATTATCTACTAGAATATCAAAACCGTCTGAAGTAGATGTTCCTGTGGTGTTATTTGACATATGTATGTAAGGCTGAGTATCATCATGAACATGAAAAGTTCTAGCAGCAGAAGCAATACCAACACCTACTTTACCATTTGTAATATGCATGGTGTCAGTGCCACCTGCTCTAAAGTCAATCTGATCATCTGTATCCGCATGAATACTTGAATCACCATCGACATCTAAGATTAACTCTTCACCATTTAAATCTCTGTTCATCGGTCCACCGACTGCACCTGATATTTCTACAATAAAGATTGATGCTCCACTTGCAGGTGCTGTGGTAAATGTAATCTGTGTACCGCCTGTGGCTAGTGTATAATCTGTTCCAGGTTTTTGTATTACACCATCATGAGACACTAATAGCTGTGCCGCAGAACCAACTTGTGTTCCTAAACTAAATGTTACATTAGAACCATTGTAAGTATTACCACTTGTGTCTAAGACACTAAAGGTTCCGTTTTTAATTGATTGTCCTATGTATGCCATTAC